CTCCAAGATGAGCGTGTGTGCTTTGACTTCCCTAGCAAATCGAATGGCATCCCAGAAGAGTCCACTTCTTGCCCCAGCGATACCAGCTCTTCTGCCAGCGACTGAGACATCTTGACATGGGAATCCTCCGCATACGATGTCGACATTTCCTACCAATCCTTTCTCGTTTGCCCAATCGGTTGCTGTTGTTACATCATCGTGAAGAGGAACATCGGGCCAATGTTTCTGCAACACCTTCTGACAATGCTTATCAATCTCAACCTGACCAACGCATTTCATTCCTGCTTGTTCAAAGCCAAGATCAAACCCACCTACTCCAGCGAAGAGAGAAACAAATGTAAGTTGCTTCATCACTTCTTCTTTGTTGTCTTCTTTGCTGGTGCCTTGGTGATGGTCTCAATACTCTTGATGTACTCCTCGAACTTTGCAATCTCTTCCTGATGCTTCCATTCGTAGAACTTGTCTTCGATCTTGTAGTAACCCCACTCAAGGAAGTGATAAAGGGATACACCTGCTGTCACGATAAGTACACTTGCTAGGACTTCATTCATTTATTAACTCCATAAATTCATCTAGTTGGATTATGACAAACGCTTTACTGACATTGCTTTGCCTACGCTTGGCAATGACCAGAGGAACAACCTTCCCACTATTCTTTCTTCGCTTCTTCCAGTTATCCCTTTCAAGCACCGCTTCTTGCATCCAAGGCCCGGGCTTGAAACCGCCCTAGATTGCTTCGTGTCCACGCCAGTAAATCAATCCCGGTCTTACATCAGCTCGACCTTGTGCATCTCCGTCTGCAATCTGTACCCTCGATGGATCGATGAGTAGGGTTGCATACTTAGTGCCATCTGCTGAGTGTTCACCGAATCGGTTCTTGACTGCGGCAACTTTGAGTTGCCCATATTCAGGGTTCATTGCAATGGACAAAATCATCGAAGGCAACTGAGATGCCTTACCTAAGATTGCTCTTCGTGGTGCTGGCTTATCTGCTTCGTAGTCTCTTTGCTCAGACATATGTGTAAGAGCAAGGACACAGGCACCTGTCTTTCTAGCAACATGATGAAGTTCGGACATGATTGCCCTTATGCCTGACCATTCTTCCCCTGTAACGGACACGCAATTCATCAGGTTATCTATCACGACAAGTGCCGGTGCCATGCCGTAGACCTCACCATAGGCAAGGATCTCTAGTTCAATCGTATCGATGTCGGGTGACGGATCAAAGACCCACCTAATATGTGAGCCTTTCTCATGCAACATCAGATCGAAGAAGTGTGAGTCTTGATCTAGGTTCGTTTCTACTTGTTGTTGTGGTATCCCACTCAAAGCTGCAACGGTACGAAACATCTGTGTGATTGGATCCGTATCGGCAGAGAAATAAAGCGTTGGCACTCCACTTTTGAGAGCGTAGACCAATGCCATAAGACTCTTACCGGAGTTTGGTTGCCCAGCGATTAGGCATAATTGTGATTGACGGAACCTCATCCCATAGCTCTTCAATGATTCCCACACATCGGGCAATGGTTTCGCTGATGAGTTTGTACTGTGTACTGCTTGAAGTAGGTTCAACATTATGCGGCTATGCTTCGCTTTCTTTCGATATTGTAAATCCTACGAATATGTTTTCGATCATGTGCAGAAGATCCTCCCCAATAGTGGAAGTCTTCATTATGTAATGCCCAGTTGAAGCAAGCCTTCAGGAGTGGACATTGACTACAGACACCTCGAAGAACTTCATAGTGACTGAAGTCTTTCTCATCGGTACAGAACATCTCTGATCCGATGGAGGCACAGGGTTCTTTGCCGGTGAATGCCGGGTACTTTGGTGTACCCGGCTCCACCAACTGGGCTAAGAAGCGTTCGCTCTGTAGTCGCATTGCTGACCCTGTGGTCGTTGGCAAGCATAGAAAGCACGATAAGGCTTTCCACTTGATTTAGATACACCAGCAGGAACTAACTTTGCTGGTTCTCCATGCTTACAAACAGGGCCAGAAGCAGGGGCTGAAGCTACCTGATTGGCAGCACCACCCCATTTATCTGTTGAGATCACAGTTCCACCCAATGCTTGGGCAATCTGTGCAGTATTCATTGGCTGTCCAGCAAAGGCGGTTTGCATCGCTGATAGAACCGCATCTGCACCAGCAGGATCCAAGGCTTCTGCTAACTTCTGTGCAAAGCCTGTGTATGTTGCATCAGCAATGACAAAGATGGTTCCATCTGCTGTCTTTGTTGATACTTGAAAGCCGAGTTCGGCCATTACTTTACCTCCGTGTGTTTGATCGACAACCGTACTGATTCTTTTCCGGCTGTCTTCTTTGGAACGAAACCCAATTTAGCAAGCACTTCACTTTCATCAATCGTTTGGCGTGGAGCCACAGTTGTCCAGTTAATTTCTACACCGGACAATGTACGACCGAAGACACCCTCAAGAGAAGATTTGAGTTGACGGAGTGATTCCAGTTTTTTTTAGACCAGAACAACCAAGCTCACCGCTTGCATCAAAGTACTTGCAGTAGAACTGGCAGTAACTAGCATCCTTTCCGGGTGCTGGTGCTTCAGTAGAGTTCTTGATGGCTTGCAACCATTCAAGTGCTTCCTCTGCTACTGATCTATCGTATGGTTCTGAGTGAACCTTGATGTCTCGTTCATCCCCATCTCGTGGGATTGCTACGAGGTTTACGGTCTTGACTGTGTATCCAGCTTCGTTGAGAAGCAGACCATAAACTTGAACCTGCCAACGCTGTTGCTTCGATGGGAAGAAGTTAAGGTTCTTTGACTTAACACTCTTCCAGTCCACAACTGCACCAGTAGATCGGACATAGAGATCGACATGGGCTTTAATCCCAAATGCTTCGACCTCTTGCTCAACGAGATACTCTTTGTGTTCTGGATCTGCAAGTTCGATTGCCTCTTCTATGGCTCCGTGGATTGCAGTACCCATAATTGCAGCGAGTTTCAACTCGTTGTTATTGGTTTCAGGTTGTTGATTCAACCTGTACCAAACCTTTCTTGCACAACCACCAAGTTCTGATGGCCCGACTTGAGTCTGTAATGATCGACCTCGAGAAGCATCCTTTGCTTTGAGGAGATCAACTACGATCTCTTTAATTTCCTTCATTTGATCCTTCCACTTCTTCTGCTTCAGCTTCTGCCTTCGCTTGCATCTGCCGTTCGTACTCTTTCCAATACAAACCATAGTACGCCACATCGAAACTAAATCGCTTCATATGTTGAGCCAATGCACCGGTGTGTGCAAAGACTTTGATACCGGCTTGCTTTAGTTTACGGAAGAAGATGATGTCTTCACCCACAAACTTTTCATTGCCAAGATCTTTCTCAGCAAAGAATGATTGATCCGGGAACTTCTTGCGAAGTACTGGAACTATTGACTGGATACAAAGTACACCCCAGTTACGACAGGTCGTGTCATTTTGTCGGCAGTATCCCAAAGTTTCTTCAAGATATCTGCTGTGAGAACTACATCAGAATCAACCCACAATAACCAATCAGTACCCACATGATCAGCCCACAGCTCGAGAAGATCCATACGCTGTCTTGCAATCTGATTACCCTGCACTCGAATAGCATTGTTGATAAAGATCCCATGCTTTGCAGATGTCAAAGATGTGTAAAGTAATCCTTCGGTAAACTTTCCATCAGTCATACCATTATCACACCAACCGATTGAGAGAGTTTCTTTGCTGCTATGCGGCATTTACTTTCCACTCCTTCCAATGCGGAACATCTTTATCTTCAGGTTGTGTAGCCTTCCACGCTTTCCAAGCTTCTCGCTTTGCGTGATTTGCAGGAGACCTGCCATTAACTGTATCGCTGTTGGTCTTTGGTTGTCTTGGGTTTTTCTTCCAAGCTTTTCCATTTGGCCTGTTCGAATTTCGATCACCTACTAAACCTTGTTTGTACTCAGTATCTGGTAGCGGTTCTGCTTCTTTGATCTTCTTGCAAAACTTATCGATGTAGAAATCCTTAAGTAACATTCTGATATCCCTTGATGTAGTTTTCTACGAGTTTAGAAATCTTGGCTTCACCATCAATAGGTTTCCAAACAATCATAGTTCCCGGCAGTATTAAGTTTTTCTCTTCGGGTAATGGAACAAGACTAACCATCTTGTCTGCAATAAGGAACCCCTCATGGAACCAATCAACAAGATCGAGCTTGCCCAATAGGTACTGGCTTGATTCATAGGCATGATCCCACCAGATAGATATACCACCATCCCTGCCATAAGAAAAGCCCATAACCCAAGGATGAGGTCGTAGCGAGGTCTCAGACAATTCAGACATCTGTGCATAAATGTTGTCGACCTCTATAAGTTTTTCACTCATGCCATAAGTGTGACACAGGGGTCTGACAAAGTGTGGGATTTCGGCGTGTCGTGATATTGTTGGGTCACCTCGTAAGAGGTGGGGCAGAAACTTCAGGCGACACTATACGGTGTAGCACCTAACCAACCATAAGTTTTTTATGGGGGGTAGGGGGGCATTTCTTAGGCTCTCCTGCCGGTGTAGTTTTAAGCAACAAAAAAAGGGGCCACCCGAAGGTGGCCCCAATGTTTTGCCGATATTAAGTTGTTAGTCGAGATCCTCTGGATCAGTCCAAAGGGCTGCTTCCGTCTTTTCATTCTCGACTCTCTGAGCATACTCACCTAGACCCAAAGATGACAAGACAAAGATAATTGCTTGCTCTACTGGAATCTCTGGTGAGATGTAAGAGACTACTAATGCAACAGCCGAGGAGATGAATGCAGCTACTCGAGCAGGGTTGCGGTGGATCAATGATTTGATCTTTTCCATTTAGCCCTCCTTAGGACTTGGTACTTCACATTTCTGTGGGTTTCGATTCTTCAGACTTTGAATTACAGCATCTGGAGAACTGAACACTTTCTTCTTTGTCCAAGGGAACCAAGAGCTTGTGTCTTTGTCGTGCTTTGGATCGATGGATATATGCATATGTTTTGAGTGTGGGTTCGATCCGGTGTACCGGCGGTCACCCTCACTTGCTCTGGCACGAGACCAGATCTTGCTATCAAAAATCAAGTAGACAACTCTCTTGTCCTGCTTGAATTTCTGAAACAGTTCGTGACAGTCTACCCCTGACTTCGGATCATGGGTGAGATCTACTGCGTGTCCTGTGTTGTGGTCTGAGTTAGGACTGGCCGCAAGATGTGCAGCCGAAGGGAGTAATCCATCGCTGGCTTTCGCCCTCTTTGGCCACAGCTTGGTGGCTTGTCTCAAGACTGATTTGGCAGCAGGTGTCGCCGTCTTTGCAACAGGTTTCATTCATTCTTCCTAATCCATATCTGGGAGCCAGAGTCCAGTAACTCCATCTCTTCCTTTAGTAAGGTCACAAACAGGTCTATAGCCGGCTGTGGCCGCTTCTCGAGGGGTAATTCAGCCCCCCAAAGGTAATCATCAAAGGCCATAATTCCACCCGGTTTAAGGGCTTTCCAGCCGTTTATGGCATCGTAGAAGACAGCCTGAGCCGTATGATCCCCATCGATGTAGATGAAGTCGTATATGGCAACCTCATCAAGATCGGTGAAGAACCTAAGGCTAGGCATCTTGGCTTTAATAATCCTGTGGTAATCCTTAGTCTTCCAGTCATAGGTCTTCTCGACATCGGTGAAGTCCATCTTGTGATGAACCTCTTCGTCAGATCCCTGCCAAGTGTCTACATCGGTCAGGACTGATCCCTTACCAGTCAGTACATTCTGCATTAGCCACAAACTGGCATCGCCTGTGAATGCCCCTATCTGTAGATAGTTCAGGTTCTCTTGATCCTTGAACCTAGATAGGTGCTTATCAAAGTATGCAACTGCATAGCTTGCGAACCAGTTAGGGTAAGTCATTTCTGAATCAGAAACTCGTATAGTTTGTCAACCTTTGCCTCTAATCTGTCGACCTTATCACGGATCGAAGATCCACCATTGGGTTTAAGTTCAGCAAGATAATGCTTTACTAACCATCGGATTGCACCAGCGAATGCGGTGACGATTGTTGTTACGGCGACCGCAAGGCCAGCCCAGTCCAAATAGTTCATTAGACAACCGTTCTCATTGTGATAGTGATGATTCCCCCAAAGTTCTCATTATTCTGAGATGGAGGAGTCATGCGAGTGAATGCGATTTCTTCGATGACAGTATCGAAGTTTTCACCAGAGGTGAAATCCTGTACGAGAACGGTGGCACCCGATGACTCGAGTTGCTCAAGTGCTGCCAAACGGATCTTAGCTCCGTCTTCAGTTCCGAATCTGACACCTCTTCGATCGGTCTCAAAGTCGTAACACATAATAGGCATTTGGATAAGTCGTGAACGAGTAGGCGATGGAATTGCCTTGATTGCATAACCCCTAAGTTCTGCACCCTTGGTTGCATCTGTAGAGTTACGATAAAGAGTAAATGTGAGTTGACCATTAACCTGTGGTTGAACGAATGCAGCAGAGATATCAAAGTCTGTGTTGTATTCGTTGCCTTCAGTCAAGGTAACAATCTGTGATCTTCCTTCAATGGAGTCACCATAGACTTCAATCTTTCCTTGGAGAGTCTCAGTCTCAATACGAACACGCTTCCACGCTTTCTTCTCAAGAGTTCCCCAGTTAACGATTGCTGTCTGGATTGTTCCTTCTGCTACCAGTTGTGTTGCGTGTTCAATCCACACACCACTTGCTGTGATCGAGAAGAACAACTGACCAGTTGTTGGGAAGAAGCCAAGGTTATCCACAGCTCCGGTAGCACCAGAAGCATAGATATCGCTGGCATATGGGTAGCCACCATCATCGAGTAACTGACCTAGATAGATTCGGTAGGTGCCAGATGCACCACCGATTCCTTGTCTTACTCCTGCCCAGATGTATGAGTCACGAGCTGCAAAGGAGACTACCGGGTATGTAGTTTCAAAGATTATTGGGCCATAAACAATGGTTGCATCATCGGCAATGGCTGCAATACGAACACCACGAGATGTACCGATTGCAAGATATGTGCCAAGATAACCAAAGATAGTACGGACAGTTTCACCTAATGGGATATCTGCCACAGAGATGGCAGGGCCAAGGTTACCTGTCGTTGCATCTGGTTGAATCTTAAAGATTGCAGATTTATCTCCAGCATAACCAGAAACATAGATAGCTCCACGACCATCAGCAATACCAGTCCATTTCCAATCATTCGGTACTGTCTTGGTATTAGCAACAGCAGTTACTGATGAAAGATTTGAAAGGCTGCTATGGTTTGAGAAAGTAAGTTCATATACTCCAGCAATGGTTGTTCCTGAAGCAAAGGTAATACCTGCAAGCAATCTGTTCTTTACGAATTTAAGAGTCACATTAGATGCAGAAGCAATAGATGCAATGTGATAATGCTGATGAAGTGTTGGACTTCCAGAAGTAAGATTGATGTCATAGATATAATCTGCGGTAGCGATATAAAGAGAAGATCCATCTGTTTCGGCAGCAAGGATTTCAGCAGATAGATCTGCACCAGTAAGAACTGTCGTAGCGGATCCAGCAGAGGTTATCTTAGATACACGAACAGCAGATGAAGAAGTAGAAGTAGATGTGCAGTTAATGGCAAGAACATAATCTATGTCATTAAGAGTTGCTGGGATAGCAATAGTTCTAGCAGTAGATGAAGTGCTGGTTACATTGTAAAGCTTTGAGGTGTCCTTAAGGAGAGAAAGTTCACCAGTAGTCCATGGGTTGATACCTGTGGATGTGAAGTAACGGAAGCGAAGAAGATCGGGATTACCTTCAAGAGCTTCTTGAAACTGAATACCTGCACCAAGATGCCATGATGTCTGAGATCGAACCCAAAGACCTGAGTCAAGGGTCTGTTCACCCGGTTCTCTGGCTTGGTCAACACGCTCATACTTCCATCGGGCAGTTGATCTACGATAAGGAACTGTGTCTGTGATGTTGTAGAGGAATGGCAAACCACCAATAGCAACATCAAAGGCATAGGTATCTGGATCGTAGTACTGAGATGTACGACCAGTAAGATCGACAATGACGGATTCTGTAATATCCGGTGACTTAGATACCTTTAATACCACGCCAGACTCCTTGGGTTAGAAAGATTGATAAGGGTTCTTACTTACGACATTAGGCGAGGACACCCTTGAAACTGCCTCTGTTTCGAACTAATTAGGCAGGTGTTATGTCAACCCAAGACTGATTTGATTCATCCCATGAATACATTTTTCCGTCTACTGGTTGTGCAATAGGTGCTTCCCATCGGCAAGTAATTTCATTTAGATTCCAAGAGGGAAATGGTTTTTCTGAAATAAATGCATCTCTGGATGCATCATAAGTAAAACCAGTTCCGGGATAATTTTTTCTGATTGATCCATTATATGAACATTGTTTCCAATAGGTATGTCCATAAAGTCCTATTAAGAAATCAATACCAGCTTGTTCAGACTCAACACCGTCTACAGTAATGACTTCGTTGTTGACTACATGAACAGCAAGCACGATGTTGTTCTCGTCAAGCTTTGCGAAATGTGCCATTTGTTTTCTCCTTAGAAGGTAATTGATCCATCGCCTGTAAATTTATACACACGATAGCCTGTTGGATTTGTAACTGTTGGTGATCCTGTTGTTGAAGCTGCTGCTGGATATGTATCTGGATAACGAATAATAACTATCCCAGATCCTCCAGCTTTGCCATCTCCTGATGTACGGCCACCACCACCGCCGCCTGTGTTTGCAGTTCCAGCAGTTGATGCAGGAGATCCTGAATAATTGTTATCTGCTCCAGTTCCCCCACCACCTTGGCCACCTGCACAGGTTCCAAATGATCGAGAGTATGGGCCGCCTCCGCCACCTCCAGCATAGTAAGTAGCAGTTCCGGTTATAGAACTTTGTATTCCATCTCCACCTAAACCACCATTGGTTGATGTGCCTTCTTTACCGGGGGCTCCTGCTCCACCACCACCACCGCCAGCATAGTAACCAGAATTGGTGCCAGCATTTCCGCCATTATGTCCTTCGCTTGGCGAATAAGTTCCATTATTTCCTTGACCACCAGAACCAATATTGCCAGAGTTTTCTCCTCCTCCGCCACCAGATCCACCATTTCCACCATCGTATGGAGTTGAACCGCCAGATTTTCCGCCGCCCCCTCCGCCAGATGAAGTGATAGTAGAAAAAACAGAGTTACCACCTGTGCCTCCAGCACCACCACCAGTACCAGCAGTACCACCGTTTCCAACAGTAACAGTTAATGCAGACCCAGCAGTTACGGCGAGTTTGCCATCACGATAACCACCTGCACCACCACCGCCACCAAGTCCACCACCAGCGGCTCCACCTCCACCACCTGCTACAACTAAGTATTCAACATATGGTGTTTTGCTCAAAGAGGATGCACTAATAGTAGGAAATTTAACACCAGTAGATATAGATGATTTAGAAAATAGTCTATTAGCCATTAGAAAGTAATGCTCCCATCACCAGTAAATTTGTAAACTCTAAAGCCATCAAAAGTAGTAACAGTTGGAGATCCTGTAGTTGAAGCAGCAGGATCATAGTAAGAAGGATATTTAATAACTACAATTCCTGAACCACCATTAGGGCCAGCATTTGCATCACCTGCTCCACCTCCACCGTTACCGGTATTTGGTGCAGCATTTGTTCCTCTTCCATTCTCTCTTCCGTCTGATCCTGTAGTTCCTCCAGATGGGCCAGCAGCACAAAGGGAACCCCAACTTCCGCCACCACCGCCACCAATGGCGTATTCAACAGCAAAACCGGTTATTGAATTAGTAATACCCGGGCCTCCAGTTCCAGATGGCCCAATGCCACCGCTTGAACCGCTTGTGCCAGCACCACCTGCACCACCACCCCCACCACCGGGATATGGTGCTGCATTGATTCCATTAGCACCAGCATAACCTTCTACAGGAGTATACCCACCAGAGTTTCCACTTCCGCCAGTTCCTGTATGAACGCTTGCTCTACCAGCACCACCGCCAGAACCGCCTGATTGTGCATTCTGAGTGTTTACTTGTCCACCCCCACCACCTCCCGAAGAGGTGATCGTAGAAAAGACAGAGTTACTTCCATTAGATCCACGATTTGTTGTTGGCCCATTTGTTCCAGCTCCACCTCCACCAACGGTTACAGTTAGTGCTGTACCTACGGTTATGGCAAATGATGTGTTTGTTCTATACCCACCTGCTCCACCACCTCCTGAACCGCCACCGCCACCACCGGCAACAACTAAACATTCAACAGTTGGTGTTTTACCACCCTTAACAGATGGGTATTTAGATAAACCATTGTTAATTGATGATGTTGTAAATTTAGAAATAGCCATGAATGATATTACCTTTCAGTAATTAAGCAGAAAGTTCAGAACCAAAAGCTGTAAATGTAAGCGATGAAGCAGCAGATGCATAGCATCTTACTGAATTTCCAGCAGCAAGGGTAATTCCCAAAGTTAATGCTACTGAATCATTAGCTGCAATAGCTACATCATATGCAATGTAGTGTTCATCAGCAATAGTTGTACCAGAAGTTGGCTTTACAGACAAACGATAGGTACGAGCAGATGCTGATCTATTAGCAATCACAATAGAAGAAACCACCGCTGCTGAAGAAGATGGAACAGTATAAAGTTCCTCTTCTGTCGTTGCGGCCGCAGCCTTGCGACCAAGTACTTTATATGCCATATTTATGCTCCCATGAGTAAGAACGGATCTAAAGCCCCACCGGCTTCAGAAGCTTTGGCTAATGGTATTCCACCAGCCGTAGACCCATCGTGAACCACGATAGTCTTTTTGTCTGTATCGACTGTTACCTCTCCAGACAAACCTGTAAATGTAGAGTGCTGACTTGTTGTGCCTCTACGCAGTTGTATTGCAAATGAACTAGGCATCTTATGCTCCCATCATCATAAATACATCTGGCAATGGATCAGTAGTGATCGATGCCCAAGATGCACTTGAACCATTTGTTGTTAAATACTTACCAGAGTTGCCAGTCTGTGATGGTAATACATCAACGGCTGCCCAAGATGTAGCAGATCCATTTGTTGTTAAGAATTTGCCAGAATTACCAGTTTGAGATGGAACTACATATCCTGCCGCCTCAGTAGCACTTGCAGCAGCACTTGTTGCACTTGTAGCAGCAGATGATGCTGAAGTAGATGCTGAGTTAGCAGATGTCAAAGCAGACGATGCAGATGTACTTGCACTAGTTGCCGATGTAGCAGCCGAAGTTGCACTTGTGGCTGCACTAGAAGCAGATGTAGCTGCACTATTAGCAGAAGTCTGAGCATTAGATGCAATAGTTGAGATATTGATATAGGTCGATGTAGTTGTGTCTGCATCTGTAATAGATCCCATATCACGGACAATGCCAGCACCTGTTAGACCAGTAATTGAGGTATAACTATTGGCTGCTGAGGTAGCCGATGTCGCTGCTGAAGAAGCAGAGGTTGCTGCTGAAGTTGCCGATGTAGCAGCCGAAGTGGCTGAGGTGGCGGCAGAACTTGCTGAGGTTGCTGCACTTGATGCAGAGTTTGCGGCAGAAGTAGCAGAGGTAGCAGCAGAAGAAGTCGATCCAAAGACTGTATCGATATAAGACTTAGGTACAGCATCGGTAGATGCAGTAGGTGTAGCAAGATCAGTAATCTTGTTATTACCCATGGACAAGGCACCAGTCATGCTGTCGCCAGCCTTGGCTACCTTGGTTGCAATCGAGTTAGTTACTGTGGTTGAGAAGCTTGCATCATCATTGATTGCAGCAGCCAACTCATTGAGGGTATCTAAGGCACCCGGAGCTGCATCAACCAAGTTAGAGATCTGAGTATCTACATAGGACTTAGTGGCAGCATCTGTGTTAGCAGATGGAGTACCAAGACCAGTTACTTTGTAACCACCAGCAGCAAGGTCTGTACCTAAAGTTGCACTAGATAGTGTCTTGCTTGAAAGGGTAGAAGCAACCCCATCAAGGGTTACTGTACCTGTGGCATTAGGAAGAGTGATTGTTCGATCTGCCGTTGGGTCAACCACAGTAAGGGTTGTCTCAAAACCATCGGCAGTTGCACCTTCAAATACGACTCCTGCTCCAAGAATTTCTGGAGCTGTAAGTTTCTTATTTGTAAGTGTCTGTGAATCAGTATCACCAACAACATTACCTGTGATGCCGTGGATTCCAGATGTTGTTGGGCTTGCTGTTGATCCAAGGTGAGCGGAAAATTCATTGAAGTCACGACCCGAAATAATGTGACGAACTGTTGCACCAGCAGAGTGGGCAACATTTGAGGTACCGTCTTCTCCACGAGTGACATTGAGTGTCGTTCCACCACCAGAAGAAGTGACCGTAATGATTTCTTCTTTGTTGGTATCTGGATCGATAACCAGAGAATATGGATAGTTGGTTGGGAAGCCAGTCGTTAGATCCAAAGTAATCGAGGTAACAACACCATCGATTGAGGATGATAGCGAGGCTTGCTTTGCCGTTGAGGCATAGTATCTAGTTTGTGCCATTCGTTACCTCTTATAGTGGAGTCGGGGAGGATAAAGATCTCGTAGTCCAGCAGCTTCTTGCTGAAGTCGCTGAGTGTAAAGACCAAGGTAGAACCGAGCCGTTGAGGATCCTGCCCCAATAGGCTTGGTTTGATCGAGCATATCTGACTCGACAGATTGTGCAGGTACTCGAGCTGCATCGATATTCATAAGCAGACGAGCCATGGCACCGTATGTAATACAGTCAACTGAACTTGATGGGAAACCTGTAACGGTTTCATACACATCACTATCAGAAGTCAGTACTGATGGAGCTTTAGCATAGACAACCTGAACTGTACGACCCGGATCGATAGAGTCAAAGATATTGATTGTCTTGCCATTGGCAAACTCTGTTGTGTTGGCTACCTTATCGGTATTGTAACGCCGAACATTGAGCCATTCTTTAGTAGATCCAATGGTCTGCCACTTAACATCAAGAACATATTCTGTAGTCGCTGGAAGCGAGTAAGTAGTTACTGCTGAGTTGAAGGAGAAGGTGTGGGTTCCTACTGCAAAGAGTTCTGGGTAGGAAGCCTGAATAGTATCGTTGATTGCATCCTTGATGAGTTTACGAGGATAGACAGGAGCAATAAGAACCTTGGCATTATTGGCAGCAGTTGCTGCTGTAGTACCACGGAATCCTCGACCCCAAGGTGCAACGGTGACAGTCTTGGTTAGGTTGTCGACCTTATCTACATAGATGAGTTCATCACCAATCTCGATAAGACCACGACCCATCTGGTTGGTTTCATTCACAATAAATGTGGTAGCAGATGAAGTGATACCAGCCGCTTGATTGATCCAAGTAGCAGTCTCTTGTTGAGCTGCACCACTTTGGATATTGAATGCAACCTTATCTACGAGTTGACCAAAAGTAATTGACATTATGACTCTCTTGCTCTTAGGGCAGCAGCAGGAGCCTTATCGGTTGTGCCACCAAGTTGATTACATACACCACGAAGGTCTTTGTAATTAGGTCTGGTATTACCAGCCTTGACATTCAAGGCACCAACGACATCCAGACCAGTTGTGCCAGCCCAAGTGTTTGCAGCCAATGCATCATCAACATAACTCTGTAACGCTGGATAAGTGCCACCATTAGCAAGACGATTAAGTTCTGCTGTAAATGTGCTTCCGTTAGTACCTGTTGCCATTACTTACCCTTCCTCATAACTGCCGCATTGTCGACAAGGTTTGGATACTTGCGACCTGCTGCTTTGGCACGAGCCTTAGCCTTTGCCTTCTGAGTAGGTGTTAGTTTGGTTGATTTCTTCTTTGGGTTCTTCTGATCCCAGAATGCTTTCTTCTTCACCATTTCACCTTATCTGCCCAATAGGCTGCTGACATCTTTCCTTTTGCAATGTTCTTTGCATGACGAGCCTGACCATCTTCTTGCCTGATTTCTTTGCTTCTGCTTTAGCCATAGCCATACCTTTTGCAGTATATGGATATTCTTTCTTTCCGACCTTTGGCATTATTTCTTCTTTCCGGGCTTCTTCTTGCCCTTTTTTCCGTATTCCATCATGCGTTCTTTTTTGCCCTCAGACTTTTCGTGCTTCATCTTTGCCTTTTTGGACTTGTACTTTTCGCCTTTTGCTGACATCTGCCTTCTCCCTTTGAGTGATTACCTTGACTTTTCCACCTGTGTTTATGTCAAACGAAGCGGAAATCTCTATTGCTTTTCTGGCCTCATTGGCCGCTACTTTTGTATTCGTTATTGAAATCGTAGCTCTTGATAGAGAACCTGCTGCATAGGATCCACCAGATCCAACTGCATATATTCCTCGATCATCTCTGCACCAAGAGAAGTCATTGTCTATCTGATAGATCCTGCCACGGATACATATAAGGGCATCAAAGCCAGCATCCTCATTAGGCATTCCATCTTCCTTCTTTGGAGAAGGATCGTATCCATAATCTGCATACGCTTGACGAAGTGATGGAAGAAGATCCGTCATCATAAACTTATCTAAGTTGACCACCTTAGGTATCTTCGGTGGAGTCCAACTAAAGTTTGCTATATCCCCGGCGATTGCATCGCCAGCAAAGGCAAATACATACTCGCCTTTTTCTATGACCTTATCCATACCAGTTGCTATGAACTTCTGGCCACCTGCCACCATCAAGGAATCCGCTGCTATAAGGCCCCAGCCTTTGCCTTGGATTCCAACGATGGTTGTCATGTCTATTCCTTAAAACTATTGGTGTTGGCATCGAAGGCTTTACCAGCCATATTCGATAACTCAACAGCTCCTCGAATGTCTTTCATATTCGTTGTTGCTGGTTCAATGCCTTGGTCAATCGCTGACTTGTAAGCATTGAGTTCTGCATCCCAAGACTTCTGAGACATCGTTCTCCTGCTATTGGCATCACCTGTATTAACTTGTAGACCTGAAGCTCTTAGGCACTCTCCCCAGTTTTCGTGATCTTGTGTGGGGCAACCTGTTCTACACGGCATTATGACCTCAATACTAGAAATCCACTATGTGCTTCATCCGATGCTGCATCGGCTTCTGCTTGAGTCTTTATTGTATATCCAAGACCTACCAAAACATCTTTAACCGCTTCGCTTACGACATGGCTTCTTCCACCGAGGAAGACATAATCGTAGTCTTTCAATTCATCTTCAGTTACTGCTCGAGATGTAGTCACAGTTGATCCATCAATCAAGACTGCCACTCCTCGTGGAGATACAACTCTCCTCCACCACTTGTCTCGTAGTGGGAAACCTTCCATCACTTGCGGTGGGTAAAAGGTATAAGTTGCCATTTCTCTCCTTTAGTAGAGAGGGGGTGAGTTGCCCCACCCCCTCAACTAATTAGCTCCGATTAAAGAGCAGATGCACCAGTTTCCAAACGGCAAACTGCTGCATCACGGAAGATGCCCCAGCCACCGAAGTACTTCCAGCCGAGTGCTGACTTACGGCGAAGGATGTCGATCTGAGGTGCAATGACGGTTTGTACATCATAAACATTAGCCTCAAGAAGAGCTTCCTTACCAACTGCAACAGCCTTGTAAACAGTTGCAGATGCTGCACCTTCAGCAGCAGAAGGAACACGAGTTGTCTGAACAACTTGGAATCCTTCAAGAACACCGATGGTGCCAGTCAATAGGTTGCCAACATTCTCGGTTGTGTACTTGTGAATGTCAACAAATCCGCCTGATCCGGTTTCGGCACGAAGGTCGAAAGCCTGACGAGGGTGGATGAACAAGGTGTAAAGATCACCGATACGAGGCTGTGCTGATGCCTCAAGAAGGGTGGTCTGCATTGTGTCAATGTCAGAGAATGCTGCAAGGTTTACCTTCTCAGTTTGCTCAACTGCATTACCGTATTCGGTAACAGTTACAGTAACTTGAGATGGGTTACCCAATGCAACTGGAGTTACATCGGATGTTTCGGTTAGAGCTGTGGTAGCAGCAGTCAAGTTGTCGTAAACGGCAAACTTGAGAGTTGTACCCGGGTTGGTCATAGAGACAGGGCGTAGATCTGCAACAGAACGCATAACAGGAAGTGAGCGGAGTGCAGCACGAACATATGTGTCATATGCATTGACTACGAGGTTGCCTAGACCAGAGATTTGTGTAGTTGCCATTTGGCACTACCACCTTTCTATGGGTTAGTAACCCTGCTTACCTAGATCAGCAAAGAGTTGCTTGAGGGCTTCTGGCCCCTTTGCAGCAGCTTCTTCCATCTGGGCTTGAATCAATCGTTCTCTGTCGGCTGTGAGACCGGCATCGACTGTTGACTGAGCCTTGATGTAGCTTTCCTTGAAACCTTCTGGCAAGTTTGGGTTTGGTTGATTTGAACTTTGACTTGAGACACCGAAGACTTCTCCGTTTTCTTCAAGCCATTTCGACAACGATTCCTCCGTGAGGTCGATGTCCTGCGGAATGAATGAAGCAATCTTCGGATTCACTCCTCGAGCCGACAAGGTTTCTTTGATAGTTCGATCTCGTTTTTCCTTACGCAGTTCGGCAAGCTCTGCCTGAATTTCCTTCAGTTGCTTGTCTTTTTGCTTATTTGCTTTGCGTAGGTTGGTGAAGCTATCTTCTTGACCTTCGTTTTCGAAGTCATCCTCATCGTATTCGTAATTGGACATTTGTCCTACTCCCTTTTTGTTTGTTTGTCGCTGGCCTCAAATAGATCGGGGAATCTACTTGGCTCCAACTTCCGGGCTAATACTCACCTCAAGTTCCGGCATTTCAAGAGATGGAGTGGGTGTCTGGGTCTCGAACCCAGATGATTGCCAATCACCCTGTCATTCAATTATTGGGCCCTTTGCCTCAATGCTCTTTGACCTACTCCTGAGGTGCCAGAGAACTGTGCAAGGTTAGTTGCTTTTAGTCTTTCCATAATTTGCTGTGATGCAGTATCTGCACCGAACTCAGCAGCAATGGCTTCCTTGGCTCCGAAGTTCTCACCATAGATCTCAGCAAGGTTTCCGTATTGCTGGATGTTCTGTGAAACTTGTGAATACTTCTGGCGTTGAGTTCCATAGGCAAGAGATCCTGCACCGTATTGCTGTGCAATATCTGCTTGTTCCTTAGTCAAACCTTCTAGCAATGCAGCGGCAGTATTGAGATTCTTACCGGTGATTGACTCAAGGATTGGCTGACCTCTCTCTGGGTCAGCAAAGTATGCTGTCAACATATCATCGTTGATTCCATAAAGGTCACGAAGTTGTCCACGAATTGTTGGATTAGTTGACTGCACAAAGTCTCTATATGCTTGGAATACATTTGATACATCGACTGCTGTGTAGTTGTTCTTTAGGAACATCTGGAAGTCTTTGGTCTGATCGTAAAATCCCTTTGGTGCATTGTATGAAGTAAGCACCTTCTGGTATTCATCTTCCATTCCAACGATTGTCTTCTCATCTAATGATCGATAACCAGCAGCCAAACGAGCTTCGTTTACTTGACCAAATCTTTCATAGTATGGCTGGGTCTGGATTAACTGTAGATAGAAACCTTCTGAGGTTGTAGGGATTTCGTCAAACTTATTGCCCCTGCGGTCTACACCTTCACCACGGAAGATCTTGGCAATAACATCTCCAAACTCTGGAACACCCATTTGAGTGAATCGTTCTGTAATGATGTCATAAGCAGACTTGCGTTCTTTGGCTAACTGATCGAGACGAGCCTTATCTGCTGCTGCTTGCTGTGCTTTAAGTTGTGCTTCGAATCCTGCTGTTGCTTTAGCAATAGCAGCATCGATTGCTTTTTGGATATCTTCTGGTGTCATTCCACCAGTAGTTCTAACAACTTTTTTACCTGTAGGGGTTCCAATTACTTCAGTAGTTCCATCATCATAAGTTACGGTTACTGTTCCATCAGCATTTGTAACTCGAGAAACAATTTTCTTTCCGCCAGTACCGCCAGTACCTCCTGTACCGCCAGTACCGCCAGTACCACCATCTCCACCAGTACCACCATCGCCGCCTGTACCGCCTGTACCACCAGTACCACCTGTGGGAGTTACGCCAGTTACATCTGTAATTTTGTCTGGAGCATTCTCAAACATTCGGAATGAACCGGGATCAAACACACCAGATGTACTTGCTACATTTGAAATAGGATTAGAGCCAGTACCAAGACCTGCACCAGTACCTGCTTGACTTGCACCATAAGGGTTTGTTGCTGTATCAGGTGCAGTAATCTTTACCTTTGTACCACTATAAAGAACTGTCTGACCAGCAGATGCACGAGCTGCAAGTGTTGGGTTATCTGCAAGAATTTGTGCAACAGTAGTACCGTTTGCCTTAGCAATACCAGAGAGGGTATCGCCTTTCTTAGCCGTGACTCTTTCTGCCATGTCTTATAGTCCTAACATTTCTTTCAGTTGTAGTGTGATTGTGTCTGCCTTACCTCTAGCGTTAGATGTGTACTGCCAACGACTGTCTTTGTATAGGCCCTGCTCAAACATCCACAACGGAACGGTTTCGTAAGAAGTTGAATTACCTTTAGCATCCGTAATTGCTTTGCCTTGCATAGCTTTACGGATGGTTGGATCTTCCAGATCGAGACCACCTTCTGGGATCTCAAGGATACGAACCATTGCTTGGATGTAAGGACTTGCAATGGATAGTGGAGATTCTCCATTAAGGATTCGATCACGGAATGCTGGGAAAGCAGCGATGGCTTGCTGACGAAGGTTCTCATCAATCTGCTCATTGTTAGAGTCGCCAAGGAAAACATTCTTAGCAAGGTTGTTTGCTGCTTCATCTGTAATGCTCAAACCATACTGGCGGTACTTAGTCTGAACCATGAGTTTATTAGCATTGATTTGCTGTTGAACCTGTGGCTGTGATAAGTACTTGTCAGTACGGCGAAGTTGCTTAGTAAAGTCTCCAAGGTCTGATGACTTGGTTAGAAGGCTCTGGAAGAGTTGGTCATTGACCGTAAACTGAGAAGCTGCAATCTGGAAGTTAGTCCGATAGATCTCAATATAGTCGGCTGCTGCTTGATTGAAATCAAGACCTGCCCTCATTGCTCGGGCTACATCTGGCTTGACTGTATCAAGTTGGAACTTCTGAATAGACATCAAACGGATGTCATATTGAATCTCTTCACGATCCTTGACCTTGGCAAGGAGTTGATCTCTAAATGCAGTCTGTTGATCTGATGTAAGAGTTACACCGTTAGCCAATGAGTATCCACCGATAGTGGCATTGACTCTCTGGTTTACATCTTTGTACCAAGTGGTATTGCGAAGGAATCCTTCGACATTGGCTGTGGATTCATTAACCTTAGCAAAGTCAATAAGCTTGTTGTAAATCGTTGGATAGTTGGACTTGAAATACTCAAGAAGATACTTCGATCCATAGGTACCAAGTGTTGCTTCCTGCTTGGCAGTAAGACCTGCTCCCTCTTCTTCGGCTTTTGTAAGAACACCATTGGTGTACTTCTTGCCTTGGTATGTACCTGTAAAAGGAGTACCATTTTTAGTTAAAGGATCTTTGTCGCTTCCTTTACCCTTGTAAACAATGTTACCGCTAGTGTTATTAACCTTCTTGTTACCACTTGAATCAACTGTAACATCTGGTGTTACGGTCTGATCTCCAGCAACATTAGTGGCTAATGGTTGACCACCAAATGGTCTACTACCCATTGAAACTCCACCATCGGCAGTAACAGGTGCAGGTTTTGGTTGAAGTTTTTCAATTTCAGCATCAACATCTGCGGTTGATTGGCCTTGATCGACTAAACGCTGCTTCTTCTCTTGAAGAGATTTAAGTTTGTCTGATGTCTTCTTGTCAGATTTAGCCTTTTCAGCATCAGACTTAATCTTCTTAATTTTGGATTCAATACCCGGAAGTGCAGCCTTAGCGGTATCGTAATTCTTCTTAGCAGCCTTATATGCAGTAGATCCAACCTTAGATGAATCCATCTTGGCTTTGGCTTCACCAAGCATTCTAGTGAAGTTATATCTCTGTTCTTCTAACTTAAATAGATCTTCAGCCATTAGAACTCACCTGCCAATCTTCCAATAACATCGCCATAGGAGTTGAGTCTCTTGTCAACTGCTTCTGCTTCTAAAGCAGGATTTTCCATAACGGTTTCTTCGATAAGTTGCTGGGTTCCAGCAGCATTAAGACCACCAGTAGTGGTTGAACTGTAGACACCCGGGCTTACCATGGTCTGTGTTGTCACAGATGGATTCTCTCTTTCGGCAGCGTTCAATGCTTTCACAAGCATCTTGCTTTCCTTCTCAGATGGATCTCTACCAAGGATTGCTCGTAATCCACTCTGTACGATTCCTCGAGCTGCTATTGGATCAGAGATGTTGTAGGAGATATTCTTAGTTGGGCCTTGCTGACCACGACCAGCATCACCACTTGCAATCATCTTAAGCATCTCTTGGTATGACATACCACCAGCAGAGTTTGCTTCTGCAAGAAGTTCACGAAACGCTTCAGTATCTTTCTGACCCCAATAGGCAGTCTGGAAATCAGACTTGTTGAGGAAGCCACCTTGAACCATTAAAGATTTGATTTGGTTCTGATCGGCTGTAGTTAGGAAGTCAGTATTCTTGATAGCAATCGCTTCTTCGTTTGTTCCAGAGTAAAGGGCTGTAAAGAACTTACCTGTGACATCAGTCTTCTTACCTGTCTTTGGATCGACATAGGTAACGCCGGGTCTGAAAACATTTGTACCCTTTGCAGGGAATGCAGAAGATCGTGCATACGGATTAGCTCCGACCGCAGGTGCTTGAATGACAGGAGCATTCTTATCTGGCACCGTTGGATTCGGATCAATCGAATCCGGGATACCGTCTTTGTCTATATCAGCCATTAACTATTTCCTGTCTCGGTAGCAAATACACGCCAGTACATTACAGAGAACTCTGGGTGTTCAGCGATAACTTGATAAGCAGATTGGTTGAGCCATTCAGCCACATTGGCTACTGACTTTCCAGTAAGAGTCTTGAATCCTGCTTGTGCCACAGATTCCAATGCTGCTTGACGATATAGCAAGAACTTAGCCAAGCCCTTACCTGATTCAGTCTCTGCAAACTTTGGATTATCTAGTGCAGCAGTTACTTCCTTGACGAGTGTCTCACGAGGAACACCAGCAGCTCTGAAGTCTGGTTGTCCACCAAACTCATCATCGAGTGCTGACTTCATCGTCAAGTAAACTTGATTAGCCATCTTAGGTTCTGCACCTTGCTGAATGGCTGTTGTCGAACTGGTTTGCATCATCACGGTTCGATGTATAGAACTGCCATGCTTCATCAGTAGGTGTAATACCACCACGAGTTCCAGATACCAATGAGAACAATGCGTTGTAGCCATACTTTTCTGCCCACTTAGCAACCGCTAGTTCGTAACTATCTGGGTTGTTAGCTCTCATCTGGATGAAGTCATTGAACATCAATGCCTGTACATGGAACTCCCCTTCCTTGTCTTTAGCAAGGATCTGTGGAGAGATAGCTCCGGGAGAAAGGTTCTGGGTAATACCACGCCATAAGGCAAGGACTCGGTTGACTCGACCAGCATCTTCAAGCAATCTAGCCTGAGATTGACCGTCAAGAGGGAAGTCTCCGTACTCACCAGTAGATGCAAGGTATGCCATCAATGGTCGAAGGGTAGAGACATTCTTTGCCTCATAGGAGTCCATACCAAGGCCGTAGAGGATACGAGAAGCCCATGCTGGGGTGAAGGTCTCAATGAGACCTACCTTGCCCTCTGGGGCCCCGAATGGGTAAATGATGTCTCGTAGTTGGTCTGCAATCCAGCCGTTCTGATCCTTGATGTATCGACCTAAGGAGAGCTGAATAGCAGGGCCTACACCCGGCAATAACTCGTTAGAGAAAGCAAGGTTCAGAGATGGGATCGAGAGAGATACCGGCATACCCGGAACCTTCTCACCTGTGACTGTTCCAAGCATTGCACCAAGAATGTTGCCAGCAAGTGGCATAACAAATCTTGGATCTCCATAAGTTGGATCCTTATAGATAAATCCTTGTGATGGATCTGACCAGTTAGAGTTAGTCCACTCGTAGATAACACCAGTCTCTGGATGAGTCAAAAACTCAAAAGCATTAGCAGCCTTATAGGTACGAGCCTTACCTTGAAGACGGAATGTGTTAGCCACATCCTTAGTAATCAACTTGCTCCATACACCAATGGTGTTTGCCCATGCTTGAATAAACGGTGCAACCAAACGGAACTGAGCCGCATACTGCTTCTGGCGAGTTGCATCGTAATAAAGTTTACGAACCTGATCGGCAGCATAACGCTGACCGATAGCATCGATATCAGTCTTTGTAAGACCTCGATCATCAAGTGTCTTGACTGCCTCACGCATACGAACCAACGCTGGGTTAGTGGTACCAGATTTGATACCAAATACCTTGATGTCACGAAGTTCTCGTTCTGCAACCTTGAGAATATCTTCTGCTTCTGCCTTAGATAACAAGTTGAAGTTATCTGCTACGCCGTTCCAATACTGTTGCTGGAACTCTGGGCCAAGTGCTGCTCTCTTTTCGAG